CCCCATCAGATAAGGGTGTGCCGTCTTCACTGAATAACATTAACTGGAGATTGAAAATGACTGACAAACTTATCAAGTGGAAGTTTAAAGAAATGATTACTCCCATTGAATTTATAAAACGAATAGAGCCGCTTATTACTAGCCCAGTAGGTACTATGTGGGAATGTGATGGTGATATGTGGTTATCGGATTATAGTAAGTTGTCGGAGGCTGCTCATCAGCTACAAAGAGCAGTGGAAGATCTTAAAGAGGAAGAGGAGCGGGAAGTTTCTTCTTGACATTCACTTGAAAGGAGTGTATAATGACTACCCCTGAAGAGATAGAAGAGATACAAAGGATACGAAGGGAACTAAGGAGGGAGTTTCCAACCCATGTGTTGGGGCAAATCAATAGAGTTGAACAAGAGTTAGAAGTGCTGCGAGAACGTGTAAACCAATTAATTAAATTACTTGATGACAAGGAAGGAAAGATTTAAAAGATGCTTGATAAAAGAGAAATCACAGAGTTAAAAGTTCTCCGAAATCAAGTCAGTCAACTTAAAAAGATTGTAGAGAATAGAGATATGGAAATTAAAAAACTTAGAAAAGAATTGAGTGAGGTTAGTCAAGATAGAAGTAATATTCTTTTAACATGGGCAGAAATAGATGACAGAAAAGAATGATAAATCATTTGATCTTTATTACCTTGATGATTATAGAAACTTAAAAGAGGAGAAGGAGACTGAAGAAGAGACAGAGAGTAAGTTATATGTTACAGTTATTGGAGAAGATACTGAAATAACTGTGCCTAAAAATCTTTGGGATTTCATGGAAGATCATGGCTACGATCCCTCCAAGATAGAAGAGTATCGAAAATTTCTGGATGACCTAGAGGAAAGATGATGTCTAAAAATTTATGGCAAAAGGAACGCAACAATATTTTTCGTGATCTGGTTAAGCAATATGTTGGAGAAGGTTATGACACCAAAGAAGCTAAGAGATTATCCAAGAGAGAGCTTGATGAAATCATGGAGGATCGAGAAGATTTTGTAAATAGATTATGGAATCAATCATATGATGGTGATTAGGATTATTATATGTGGAATTTAATTGTAAATCATGACAGGCATTCCACCTTGGTTGACACCTTCCTAACCAGAAAGGATGCTCAAAATGAAATTGATAATCGGGCACGTCTTACCCAACACCTGGGATATGACTCTAAAAAAATATATAAAATTCAAAAAGAGTATAGTAATAAACGTAATAATTCCAGTTGACTGAAGGAGATAGAGTTGGAAATTCTAATTGAGATATACAAAGAGAAATATAGAAGCTCACCTAAAATAGTTTTAAGAGATAGCTATAAAGAGCTTGACACACTAGGTAAACTTAGTTTATTATCAAGCGTAGAAAAAGAGTTAGCTGGTTATAAAAGAGAACTTACCGAATCTTTCTTTAAAAAGATGACTCCCAACATGGAGAGTTGATATGTCCAATGAAAGTGTCTATGAAGGTCATGAGGCTTGTCCCTCTTGCGGGTCCAGTGATGCCAATGCAAGGTACTCGGACGGCCACTTCTACTGTTACAGTTGTGAAACCTACATTAGGGGTAATCAGAATGGAGAGGATATGCAGTTAAATACTATTCAACCAGACTTACAGACAAAGAAATCTCAACCAACTTCAACTGGATCTCTAGGAGATATATCAGATAGAAAGATTAGTAAGGAGACATGTAAGAAATATAATACCTACCTCCAAAAATCTGGAGCAACCATTACCCACCACATCTATCAGTATTTTGATCGGGATGGTCATCACATAGCCAACAAGGTCAGACGAACAGAAGATAAAAACTTCTGGACTGAAGGACCAATAGGCAATGCTGTACTGTTTGGTCAGAATATATTTAACCAGGGCGGGAAGTTTGTCACCGTTTGTGAAGGCGAGCTGGATGCCATGTCTGCATATGAAATGCTAGGCTCCAAGTGGCCGGTGATCTCCATCAGGAATGGGGCAGCAGCAGCCTCAGAGAACTGTAAGAAATCTCTGGATTACCTGAACAAGTTTGATAATATAGTATTATGCTTTGATAATGACAAGCAAGGAAAGGAAGCAGAGAAAAAGGTAGCTCAATTATTTGAGCCGAACAAGTGTAAGATTATGTCTCTGAACATGAAAGATGCTAACGAGTATCTGAAGACGGGTCAAAGACAAAAGTTTGTTGAAGCATGGTGGAACTCCAGAACCTATACTCCTGCCGGTATCATAAACCTTGATGACATTGGCCCGGAACTATACGAAGAAAATTATTGTGAGACCTGCTCCTATCCTTGGAGCAAGATGAATGAGAAAACATATGGTATGAGAACGGGAGAGCTTGTCACGTTCTGTAGTGGTGCTGGCATGGGCAAGAGTAGCATCACCAGAGAGTTGATGCATCACATCATGGGCAACACTGAAGATAACATTGGTGTGCTTGCCCTGGAAGAGAGTACTCACAATACCATCTTCAACATCATGAGCGTGGAAGCCAACGCCAGATTATATATCAGGGAAGTACGAGAACAATTCTCAATGGAGCAACTGGAGGAATGGAGAAAGAAAACTGTTGGCGGCAAGAAGTTCTTTGCCTTCGATCATTTTGGTTCTATTGAGAATCATGAAATACTTGATCGTGTCAGGTTCATGGCCAAGGCTCTGGATTGTAAATGGATATTCCTAGATCATTTATCTATCTTGGTATCCGGTCAAGAAGATTATGGTGATGAGAGAAAAACTATTGATGTTCTCATGACCAAGCTTAGATCTCTGGTGGAAGAAACCGGAGTGGGGCTGTTGCTTGTCAGTCACCTGCGGCGTCCCGGTGGCGACCGTGGCCATGAGGAGGGCAAAGAGGTATCTCTGTCCCATCTGCGTGGCTCTGCCAGCATCGCTCACCTGTCTGATAGTGTCATAGCCTTGGAACGTAACCAACAAGCAGACGATGAGATCGAGGCCAACACCACCACCATTCGTATCCTGAAGAATCGTTATACAGGAGACACTGGTGTAGCTTGCTACTTGCATTATGACAAAGAAACTGGTAGAATGACACAAATTGATAACCCCTTTATGGAGAATGAAGAATGAGAAAACCATTTGATAAGGCACTTTACGACAGAGCCGACACCAAGGCCAAGCAGTGCATGGTGGGCTGGTTGAAGGAGAATGACCATACCAACATCTCCACCAACGAGACAACTTACTTTGATATTATATGTACAGTAGACAATGCCCCTGCCGACAGAATTCTCTATGAAGTAGAGATAAAATATTCTTGGCGAGGAGATTGGCCCGACTCTTGGGATGAAATACGAATACCTGAGAGGAAGAGGAGACTGCTAAACAAGTGGCAGGAAGAATGTCCTGATGACGTACTAACCTTTGTTGTCTTCAGGAATGATTGTAAAGAAGCATGGCACATAGACGGTCATACGCTTCTGAATTGCGAAGTTAGAGAAGCCTCGAACCGTAACATTCAGAAAGGAGAGAAGTTCTTTCACATCCCAACCAGTGATGCTTACCTGATGGATATGACCTATGAAAGCAGTAGTTGATATTGAAACAGACGGTCTGGATGCGACCAAGATACATTGCATAGTTGCCCAGAACTACCAGACAGGGGAAACAAGGCGTTGGATTCAAGATCAGTGCAACCAATTTGGATCATGGTCTACTAAAATAGATCAATTTATTATGCACAATGGTCTTAGTTTCGATGCCCCTATCCTCAACAAACTTGCCAACGCCAAGATAAAACCTAACCAAGTTAGAGATACCCTAGTAGAGTCCCAACTGTACAACCCAGTGCGGCTGGGCGGTCATTCTCTGGAGAACTGGGGAAAGACTTTGGAGTGCGCCAAAGGAGAACTGAATGACTTCTCTGAGTATAGTGAGGAGATGCTAGACTATTGTATTCAAGACACAGGACTCACCAGAAAATTAGCCATGCATTTAGAGGAGGAAGGAAGGAACTTTCAGCCGGAAGCCTACGAACTGGAGCGTAACATACGAATAATAATTGACAGACAAGAGCGCAATGGTTTTGCTTTTGATTTGAGAGAAGGTCAACTACTTCTTGCCCAGCTAGAAGATGAACAACATAAGCTTAAGGAACAAGCAGATGAGATGTTTGAACCAGTCATACAGCAATTGAAAACCAAGGTTAAATATATTCCATTCAATATAGCAAGCCGTAAACAAATAGCGGAACGCTTAATAGAGAGGGGATGGAAACCTGAGAAGTATACAGACAAGGACAATGTTATTGTTAGTGAAGAGATCCTCTCTCAAATAAAAGGAATGCCTGAAGCAGAGATGTTCAGCCGATAC